GTATATAATATTGAATACTCTAGAGGCAACTCTGGACCAAACATGACCACTTATTTGGCGGAGGTGTAACATGGATCCATACGAAACGGGTGGTTATTATCAGCCACCAAAGTCATCAACAGAAAAATATACTGTTAAACGGGGAGACACGCTTTCAAAAATTGCTAAAGATGCTGGAATAAGTTTAAATGAATTAAAACAATTAAACCCTAAGTTTGAATCAAATGCTAAATACAAGGGTGGAAATTTAATCTTTGCTGGAACAAAAGTTAATTTGCCTGGTTCTCCAGTTACTCCACCAGTAACTGGTTCTACGGATGATGATACTGGAGTTTCTTTTCCAGATCCGCCACCTCCTCCACCACCACCTGCAGAGCCTATAACGCCAAGCACAATACCTACTGTTATGTCTCCAGCAGCAGTACAACCACCACCTCCTCCAGTTAAAACAGCACCTATAGACACAGTTTTATTTGATGATGAGGGTACGCCAATTGAGGTAATGACAGACCTTATATTTGAAAATATTGGTGGACACGAATTAATAAATATTGCTCGTAATGATATTGTAAATGGTCAACAAGTGTCTTATCAACCTATAAAAAATTTATCGTCAATACAACAACAGTATAATCCAAATAATATTATTAGCCTTCAGTCTACATCAGATAAATACTTTGCAAATTTTTCTATCAAACTTGAAAATAAAATACCGCAACCTGGAACTGGACCTAATGGAGCGCATGTTTATTTAGATCAAAACACAGGAAATATGATTATTGAGGCTATAAATCTTGAGTCTGATGAGCAAATTCAAGTAGAAATAACTACAAGTGGTACAATATATGAAGCGGAATTTGGAGAAATAACCTCTTGATAACTAACACTGGTAAGACTATTATTGGTAAGTATATGCTTGGTCAAGCCCCTGCCTATGCTTCATTTTTGGCTGTTGGCTGTGGTCCTACCCCGCTAGAAACTGGCGATGTAGCAGATAACTTTGCAACAAAAGAAAACCTTGATCTTGAAATGTTCCGTGTTCCAATCTCATCTAGAGGTTTTGTAAATGAAGGCGGTATAAATAAAATAGTTTTAACAGCAGAACTACCAACAGAAGAAAGATACGAAATATCTGAAGTAGGCTTATATTCTGCAGGCTCAAACCCATCTGCTGGCGCTTATGACAGCAAGACAGTGTTTGCATTTACTTCTGGAGAAAACTGGCAACATCATACCGCTTCTGCAGCAACAGCAATTGATACTGTTACAGCACCGTTAGATGATCCAGAAGATGATAATGTAATTGCAGTAGAAGATCCTGTTTTTCAAACAAATGCTGATAACTCAATTTTTTATAAATCTTCTCGTGCAAACAGATATGAAAGATGCAGGTTTTTAAATAATGTAATTTTAATTCAAGGAGATGATTCAGATCTTACAGTAAGCGAAGATAGCGGTCCAACTCTTGATCATTTTGTAATTGAAGAAGGATCAAACCACATTCATTTAACTGGAGCAAGCATTGACTTTACAAGAAACTCTCCAATAGATGAACTTAGGCTAGCATTTTCTTTAGTAAGTAAAAATGGAAACTCTAGTGCAATTCCAGAAACGATTAGAATTTTAGTGGACTTTGCATCAACAGATACTACTACTGGAGAGTTTGCAAGGTTTGAAGCAGAAATTAATCACGGAAGTTCTGGAAATTTAGAAAACTCTATTGCAGATTTTGAAACAAATAGATATTTTGTAATATCAAAACAACTACAAGAACTTTATACAAGTGCAAATTTTACTTGGGATGCTGTAACCGTAGTTAAAATATACGCATGCGTTATTGATAGTGGAGTGCCTTCAGAAAATTATTACATAGCATTAGATGCAATGAGACTAGAAAATGTTGCCACAGTTAACCCACTTTATGGCTTAACAGGATATTCAATTATTAAAAATGATAATGCAGAAACAATTATTAAGTCTCCTAATACTAGTAACTATGTTGAGTTTAGATTTTCTATTGGGGTAACCTAATGGCTGTTAAAAAAGCAATCGTTCCAAAAGAATCTTTGCCGCCAGTAGATTCAGAAACTGCAGGATATGTCGTAAGATATAGGATTATTTCTGAAGATAAAAACAGAACTTCTCATTGGTCTCCAACATTTGTTACAAATGCCGTTCCCACAGAAACAGTTAGTGGTGCTTTATCAATAACCTCATCTATAATTACCGCTGTTTGGGATGATGAATTAAATAGACCGCAATACGATGTATTTGTAAAATTTGATTCTGGGGCTTTTGCTTATCATGGAACAAGCCCAACTCACACATATTCATTTTTAAATACAGGAACGACGTCAGTTCGTGTAAAGATACAAATAGCATCATCAGTAAAAGAAGTAAAAGAATCGTTAGTTATCTTCGACTCTGGCGTAGAGTCTTTGGTATAATTAAATAGGAGGAATAAATGGCAAAAGTACCGTTACCAGAGCGTGGTCAACCTTTAGATGTTCCATACATCTATAAGTTAGTTGATACAGTAAATCAATTATCTACAGAGGTTTCTTCAGCAACATATAACTATACAACAGTTGATACAGTTAGTGCTGGAAAACAAAGCGTAAAGACATCTGAGGTCCGTATGATAGGTGGCTATGTAGAAGTAGCAAACAACTCTACTGTTACTGCAGCATCTGAAAAATCATTTTCTTATGACTTTCCAAGTGACTTTAAATATCAACCAATAGCAACAGCAACTCCAGTAAACATAGGAAATACTCCTGCTGGACAAAATGTAAGCGTTATTTTAAAAACAGTAACAACGTCAAAGGTAGAAGGAATTGTTAGATTTGGTGCATCTGGTGATTTATCTTTAGCAGTTAATTTAATAATTATCGGCATCCCAAACTAAAACTAAAGGCAAGGTATGATTTTTTGTAAAAAGTGTAATGGTCGCATGTTTGTTGATAGACAGTACAGCAGCGTAGATCATTTAGAAACATTTTGTATGTTATGTGGTTCACGTAATTTTTTTCATCCTCCGTCAGAAAGTGGGCAAGGTAGATGGATACTGCAAAGGGAAAAATCCAGAGCCAACAATACAATAACGACCCTGTAATAAAGGGTAGTAAAAAACTTTGGTTTTTAAACCAAGACTTAGTAAGGTTGTATCACAGTTCTCGTTCTACTGGAATGGTTACGTTTTATAATATTACTAAAGATAGACATGAAACTTGTCTTCGCACAGACTTTAGAAGAAATAGACAAAGAGCGTATACAGTTGCAGAGACTGCTAAGTTAGTTAATCGTCATAGAAAATATATGCCAAAATTAATTAAGAATGGAATTATTCCACCACCAATCGGAGCAAAAATAAATGGTCAAAGAGGTTGGCAAATAAGATCTTATTACTCAGAAGAGCACATAAAAGAGATACGTGCTATACTGGGATCTAGACATATGGGGCAGCCCAGAAAAGACGGATTAATAACAAATAATAGTATTCCTACAAGCCAAGAGTTGACAAGGCGAATGGGTGACGGTATACTTACATATACGAAGACTGAAGACGGAAGATTTATTCCTGTTTGGTCAGAGAATATTTAAATTCAAGAATAGGTGGGGTAATGGAAAACGAAAACACAAAGGTATCAATAACACTTGGCTATACTCTTAACTTAGGCAATTTTCAGTCATTAAGGCTTGATCTTGGCGTAGTTGACTCTAAGCGTGAAGGTGAAAACACAGAGCAGGCTTTTGAGAGAGTATATAAATTTGTTGAAGATAAACTAACAGAAAAAATTAAAGAGGCTCAAGCAGAGGCTGCTGAACTAGAGTAATGGCTGAACGCAAAGACCGTATGGCTTTGCTTAGCAGATATAGCAAGTTGCATACCGCAAAGTATGAGCAAAAGCCATCTTTAAATTTAAACGTAGAGCAGTGGTCCGCTGACTCCCTTATACAGTCGTATGGTATTTCTGCTTGTTATGATTTACTTGAATATTATTTTAGCATTGCACAAGAACCTAGTTGGAACTATTTTGCTTATAACGCAGAAAAAATTCTTAATGGTAAACTAGATGTAGAAAAAGATATTAAAGAAAGAACAGAGAGAAGAACATTAGCAAGAAGGTGGCTTAGTGAATAATACAGAAGCAAGAGTTATTTCAGCAGTATTGCAAGATAAACAAATGCATGTATTGCTACAAGCCAACGTAGAAAACCTTCTTAGAACTCATAATGATGTATGGAATTTTATTCGTTTATATTTTGACAATAATAGTTCTGTTCCACCAGCATCCTTGGTTATTGAAAAATTTAGAGACTTTGTTCCAGTAGAGGGTGTTGGAGCAACAAAGCATCATCTTGAAGAATTGCAAACAGAATATTTAAACGATAGCCTAAAAGACATTTTAAGATCAGCAGCAGGTGAAGTACAAGGTGGTAATGGCACAGAAGCACTTAATGGTCTTATTACAAAGACTTCTGAACTAAAGAAAAATACCTCTGCCATTCGTGATATTGATGCTACAGATCTTGATTCTGCCCTTGCATATTTTGAAAAGATTCAAGAACAAAAATTAACTGGTCAGATTGGAATTAAAACAGGCTTGCCAGGATTTGATAACTATCTTCCTTCTGGAATTATGCCAGGACAACTAGGTGTGTTTCTTGCTTATCCAGGAATTGGAAAGTCTTGGCTTGCTCTTTATTTTGCAGTTCAAGCATGGAAACAAGGCAAGTCTCCATTAGTAATATCTTTAGAAATGTCTGAGACTGAAGTTCGTAATCGTGTATTTGCAATTATGGGTGAGGGTCTTTGGTCTCATCGTAAGTTATCAAATGGTGAAATAGAACTTGATATGCTTAAGAATTGGCATGCTAATAAAGTAGCAGGAAAGCCAGAGTTTCATATTATTTCAAATGACA